GAACGGGCCATAGCCATCGCCGCGAGGGACCACGTTCAGGATCGAATTGACCTGATCCGACTCGTAATCCGCGGTGTCTGGACTATAAGCACCGAATTTGAGCAGCGGCATCAATGCACCGGAGGAAGGATCAGTTGAGCCGGATCATCGGTCCATGTGGTTGATGCTGTGTTCGCTGGGGTCCAAGTCGAGGATGGGGCTGATGCTCCACTCCATGAGGCCGAAGGATTCGGATGCTGTATCCAGTTGATGAAATCGCGGTAGAACGATGCGTCATTTCCCGAGATGGCATAGATTCCGGGCGATGATCCTATGCCGGTTGTGAAGGCCGCATCGTTCACGCTCACCGCATATGACGTAGGAGACCCAACAAAACTGACCTTGAACGCAGCCGCGATCCCCGTTTCTGAGAACGAGCCGACGTTTGAGAGTTGTGAGAGCCTGAAAAGAGCAGCAATCCCCGTTTCCGTAAATGCGCCAGGAGACGCTGACAAAACAGTAACAGAGCCGCCGGGGAGTTGCCCGATGGCGAGCCGTCCGATTGCTGCGGTACCGAGCTGGAACGCCATCAGTACACTCCAGCATTGTGGAGAGCGGTATCAGCCAGCCCAGCGTAAGCATCCGATCCGGTCGCGCTATTCCAGTGCGTTAGATCGCTTTGCCTGTAAGTCGTCCCGGTCAAGCTGTCGCCGTTGGCTCCGGCGTAGATGAAGGCCGGATTGTTGACGGCCGCCGCTTGTGCTGCCGCCACATTCGCATCCGCCGAACCGTTGATATAAGTCGAGATCGCGATCAGGATCGGAACTGTCGCCCACTGCGCGCGAATTCCGTCTGTGATGACGCTGGATAAGCCGGCCGCATAAGCCGCCTGAGTATCGCCGGTATTGCTTTCGCCCTGCTGCCAATAGACGAATGACGGGGTAAGACCAGCGACCGCAAGCCGCTTTGCAGTGACAGCCCACCGCGAGAAGTTGCCACCACCTCCGAGTGATGGATTCTGCCAATCCCTGACATTAGAGCCTCCGACGCCGATCGGAACGAGGATCACCGGCCTTGTGATGCTGCGCGCTTTGATCTTGTCCGGTAGCCGCGTCTGCCATGACCCGGTAGGCCAAGGGTTGCTCGGGAGGTTGTGCCAGCCCGTGCAGCCCATCAGCGGATCTGATGCAACGTAAGTCCCACCGTTCGTGATCGAGAAGTTGTAGGCTGTTCCACCGGTCGGGGTGTACGTTCCATTGACGCAGTTCGTGGTCAATGACTGGCCAGCGAAAATGCCAACGATCGGATTGGTCAGCGTCGAGACATCAACCGGCGTCTTGCCGTTTGGGTTGGCCCAATCGGGGAAGTTATTGCATGTTGCTCCGCCCGTGACGTTGGGAATGGTCGGAACAAGGCTGTAGGGGTCATTGCTCGGCGTCGCTGGAGCACCCCGGCTTAGAAGCGCCTGAAACATCTCAGTTGCTCACCACACCGCTGATCCCGGTTTTACTGAACGGCAGATTGGTGCCCTGCCAAGTAACGGTCGTTGCTGCGCTTCCGTATTCGAGCCACGCCAGGAAATGCCTGCCGACACCGGGCGTCCCAGCATAATAGGCCGTGGAAGGAACGCCGCCACCCGTCGCAGGAATGACCGTTCCTTGCTGCTGAGTGGAATCCGGAGTCGTGGTAGGGATAGCATCCAGGCCGATACCGGTTGCGACGCTGGTTTGCGTGCCGCCGCTGGCACAAACTCCCGAAGCAACCGCCTGCACCATGCGCGCAACGCAGCAGACGAAATCGAGCTGGTTGGCGGTGTTGGCGTTGGCCTGCCGATAGGTCGCAATGCTATAAGTCCACGTCGCCGCTGCGTCGTGGACTTCCATATTACGAGCGGTGTCATTGTATCGGTTTGACACGAACCGCTTCGCCCGAGAATCCTCAGTCTGTCCCGTCGTCCCCGTGATCCTGATCGTGCCGAGAAGCCGCCGGGTTGCATCTCCGCTCTTGATGTCAACGCTGTCCTGTTGAGCTATTGCAGTCGCTCGCGTGGTGTCGTTGGTCCAGGCTGTCGTGTCGAGGGCCAAAACGCCCGAGCTGATGCGCCCCCAAATGTCGTAGTTCGTGTTGGCAGTCAGACCGGAAAGGGAAAGGCTCGTTTCAGAAAAAACCACCGGCACCCAATTCGAGCCATCATAGAGCGCGATGACGTTGCCCGTGCTTCCACCCGGCGTATAGTAGACGGTTGTGGCAGCAGTTACGTCTGTCGTCGTGATCGGCGTTCCAGAGGTCAGCGTCAAGCGTCCATTCGGGATAACGCTATGCGTGCGGCTCAAGTCCTCCGCGAGTGCGACGATCGCGACGAGAGGTGCCAAGGTGAAACTGATCTTCGCCGTCGTGCCGGACGAGTTGAACAAAACCGTGCTGCGGGAGAGAACGCCGGTCCCGGTATTGTAGGCCCCGAAGCCGATCTCCCATTGAGTTAGGTCCGCACTTTGCGCGCGATAGCGATAGATCGCCCCGTTCACTGCTCCCGCAGCCGAAGGCGATTGATAGCCAAGCGCTGCGGAGGAAAAGGTAAAGTCGGTCGTTCCTCCCGCTGTCGGGTTGAAACCGCAGTTGTCGAGATAGGAGGCCGCCATTACAGGCACCCTCCCCGGTTTGCGCCAGAATACGAGAGGCTGCGCGAGCAGAAAAATACGCCTTGAGAGCATGGGACCCACATCTTTAGATTTCCTCTCAAGGGCTATACAACTGGCTCAAGCGATCGTCAAAATGCCGTTCACCTGGTCAATATCGACGGTGAACGTGTTTCCATTGGTGAGGGTTATGGCTGTGCCATAATCCCACCACCCGATCAGAGGGGTGCCGGATGCGGTCGAATTGTAAAGCACGGCGTATTCGAACGGACCGATCGAGCCGCCCGAAGCCGTCCAGCTCGGGTCAGTGCCGCCGATGAATTTGAACGTGCCGGAGGTCTGCGAACCGGTGATCGTGCCGACAGAAGCTCCCCCGGCCGTATAGCCGTTCGCGGTCGAGAGATCGGCCGGCGTGTTGTAGACCGTATTCGTCGCGACTGGAGCCGTGTTGGTCAGGTATACCTTGTACACATGCGCTGTGCCGGTCTGCATCTGATGCTTGCCGGACGCCAAGTCTTGCACGAAGATGTTCACCTTGTTGAAAGCGGCCATTTAGAATACCTGCCCTGATGTTCTGACTACCAAAGGACCCGCGTTGAAGGTCGAGGTATTCCCGAGCGCGTTGAGATCATCCAGCGCGTTCTTCAGCCCCGCGCCCCAGGTTTGGATGCGCGCGTCTTCCTTGATGTACGGCGCGCTCTCGAGCAAAGCCCCGTAGAGGTAGGCATCAGGAGCGAGCGTCAGGAGCCAATTCGTGCTATTCGAGGCCAGTGCGGGAAGGTTGGCTCGATAGATCATCTCGATGGTGTAAGCTGCGTCAGGAGTCGGGGCGAGTTCGATCTCATCGCCGAAGATGGAGAAATACCGCGGCTGTCCCGCCACGTCCGCGGTCTGCGTCCGAAACTCATCCATCGCGACGGTTGACTTGAACTCGAGCCCCGACTGCGCGCCGGTCTGACTACCTGTCGTGATCCGCATCCGCCGCATCGACTGGAAATCGGCTGGAAGTGCGATGAACTGCGGCTCGGTCAAGGTGTTATCGGTTAGGGCAGTTGCCCGGCTTTCCATCTGCCGAACGAACAGGCCCCGGTTCATCTTGGCTTCGAACAACTGGATGAACGTTGGAATCCTGGCAATCGTGGTCGTGTCCTGATCGCGGGCAAGGTATTCCACAACGGCCGCCTGCAACGACGTGTAGTCAGCGATCAGCGCCATGACCAGCCCACCTGCAAGGCTGGCTTATCGACACGAAGATGCGCCCATTCCGGGTCTTGCAGCTTCTTTTGAACGATCCGGTCGAACTCCTCGGTGAACAGGCGGAGGTTCGTATTGCCCTTCGCGTATTCCTCATCGAGCCATTTCATATAGACGACATTGGGGATACGCGCGACGTGCCTCCCCCAATCGCTCTTTTGCTCGTCCCGCCGCGCTTCTTTGTTCCATTCGAGGATTGGTTCGCAATCCTGCACGTGCTCGATCGCTAGATCTTGCCCGTTGGAATCGAAATGCGGCCTGACGAGAACGCCATCCATTAGGACAGCTCCGTCACGCTCAGATTGCCCGTTCCAGCATCGTTGCCGATCACAGCGACCTTCTGGCCTGGCGTCACCGTGAAGAACGCGATGACACCAGTCGGAATGAACGTGTCGGTCGCCGTCGCCGTCGGTGTGCCGCTATCGATGCGGACGCGAACGCCGCCAGTCCCGGCCACAAAGCCCGTTCCAGACACCGAAAGCATGATCTGGTAGGTTTCGCTTCCGAACGCGGTTGAAGCGGCAGACGAGCCTCCAGACGCAGCGAAGGCCACGTTCTGCGAGGCGCCTTGGCGAGAGGACGAGACCTTCGGGAAGAACGCCATATCAGGTCGCCCGAATGACGGCCGTGAAGGCCCCAGGGATCGACGCACCGCCTCCGCCCGAAGGCGTGAAGGTGAAGCAATCACCCTCGTTGACCCAAACCGAACTCGTGCCGGTCAGCGGAAACTCCTGAATGGAGCCAGCCCGCGCACCGGTCCCGGCAGCGATGGTCAGAGCACCACCGGTGACATCGGAGCCGCCGTTGATGGCTACGGCAACAGCAATCGTGCCGGTCGTGGTGCCACCAGCAGCCGCGACGACTCGTTGAAGATAACCGGACATATGGGCGACGCCGATGCCAGCAACCGGGGTTGCGCCGATCGAGGTCGTTTGAGCATCGACCGGCGTATCGTTGAAAGGACGTGAAGAAGGTAGTGACATGGATCAGCCTCCAGTTAGGAAAATGGCGCCGGCGCCCATTTGCGGAGCGCCGGCAGTTAGGAGGTTTCCGTTAAGACGATGTGTTGTCGAACACGCCGCCCGAGGACTTCTCGTTGCGGGCAACGAGCGCGTACTCAGACAGCACCTGGCGCCGATCGCTGTCGCCGGTCTTGGCGAGCGGGATCGAGATCATGTTGCGGCCATTGAGGAAGGCAATCGCCCACATGTCCATCTGCAGCACGAGAACGTCGCGGGCGCGCGAGAAGCGGTTTGCAACCACCTTCAACGTGCCGAAATCGGACTCGTAGACATCGACGGAAGCGACGATCTTCTTGGACTTGGTGTCTTCGATCGCAGTCGCACGGCCGGTGAAGGTCGAGAACGCCTGCTTATTGAAGGCGCCCGTCATGATCTGGTTCGGCTTACCGCCGTTGATCCAGGTCGCGGACAGGACGGTCTTGAGACGCGCCTCGGTGAATGCCGGAAGCGTGCCGGTGCCGTCTGTACGGGTGCCTGTGCCGTCCGCCGCGGCCGGGTCGGCCGGCGAAGTGCCGCCCGTGGACGTGTTGGACTTGATCCAGGACAGTATGGAAGCGGTCTTGCGGACCACGGTAGAGCTGCCCGTGGCGGTCGCCTGGTTGGTGCCGAAGACGGTCACTTCCATATCGCGCTTCAGCTCAAGGCCCTTCAGCATCTCCTGATAGGCCAGTTCGTTGCTGCGGCCAGCGTGCTCAACCGCCTGCTGAGTGCCGGTCACGCGGGCGATCTTGTAGGAGATTTGGCAGTTGTTGCCGAGGCGCACGGTCGGGGTGGTGGCAACGTCGGTCGGATCGTCGCCTTCGAGCTGCGCGTTTGCCGCCGCGGCCGCGAGCGCCTGGGTCTGCCATTCGTGCTTGACGCCGGTGGCCTTCTCGCGCTCGATGCCGGACATGCCGGGAGTGTCGGTCGGATCGATGCGATAGATCATATCGGACAGATCTTCGCGATTGCCGATGGAGCTATAGGTGGTTTGGGTATTGACGGGCATCGTCATGGTGATTGGTCCTTGAGGAGGCTAGTGTTTCGTGGCTGCGGCCTCACGCCGCGCCATGGCGAGCGCGGTGGCCGTTTTAGCGTTCGGGTTGAGGTTGAAAGCATCAGAAGCGGCCTTCAGGGCCGAGACGTTGCCGCCTCCAGCCTGACGGGCGCCGGGACGCTGCACGGGAGGCACGGGCTTTGCTGCGACAGCCTGCTTGGCGGCCTTCACGTCCTGATATTTGAGCGCGTCTGCAACGAGCCGTTGAAAGCCAGCGCTGCCGATGATCTCGTAACCTGCCTTGGACTCGCACCACTTCTGGAGCTTGTCGGTTGATAGGCCGTACTCATTCAGGATGGGAACGGCGCGCTTAAGCGCCTCGGTCAGCTTCGTTTGATCGGCGAACTCAGGCAGGGCTTCGCGGAATAGCTTGTCCTGCTCGGCCGCATAGGCCGCGCGGGTCTGCTGAAACTCGCTGGTTGCGCCCTGCTGGGCCTGATTCAATTCGGTCTGCTTGGCGCTGAGCTTGTATTGATGGGTTTGCCAAGCCTGGAGAAACGCTCCGATCTGGCCGGCCGTAACCGGGTCAGACGCGGCAAGCCTCAGTTGTTCCTGCGACAGCTTGTCGAGGTCCGCCTGGGACTTGATCTCACCGAATTGCATGTTGTTGGTGAAGGTCAGTTCGTCCAGCTCGCGCTGGAGCGTCTTCACCTTCTCGCCGATCTGTGCCTTACTCTCTGCCTGGGTTCGCGTGGCTTCGATGGCCTTGCGGGCTTCGGCAGCTTCGTTCTGACTTCGACGCAACTCCGCTTCACGAGCCTGCTCACGAGCCGCAATCTTCTCTTGCGCGGCGCGGGGCAGTCCATTCCACTCGGCTTCGTCGTCTTTCGACCAAGACCGCGGGCGATCGACGGGGGGCAGATTGTCTGCCGGGTCGTTGCCTTCAGTCTCGCTGGGAGCCTCCTCAAGAGGGGCAGCGTCGGCCACAGGGGCCGATTTGTGCTCCGCGGCGCCATCAGGCTGCTCTGCGGATGAATTGGCTTCGGGCTTCTCGTCCTGCTGCGATAGCCAGTTCGCGGCCTCGCGCGGATCGGAAAAACTCTCCGGAATTGAAGTTGCGGTTTCGTCGGTCATGCAAACTCGCGCGCATCGGTTTTCATGCGCGAGAGAATGGGCAGGTTGGATTATTGGATTGTTCCGGGCGGCCGAAGTGGGCTATTATTCCGAGCACCCCTAGCAATGGCCATCAATATGCAGATCATCTATATCCGCAAAGTCGGTACGGGAGAGATTCGTAAGTTTGCCGATAACACGCCATGGGACGGCGATTACATCTGGTCAGATGGCAATTACGCTTGCGACTGCAACCGCTCCCTGTTTTTCGCCAGAGCTGCCGGTGATGAACCGGAATTTGACGATAGAGCGGAATGCGGCTCAGATACCTATCTCGTTAAGATCGAGGACGAAAACGGTTCCGTTCTGTATGAAGATGACGATTGGGCCTAGATGATCCCGAAGCGCTTCTTGCGCTCAGCCGTCTCGATGATCTCTTTCAGCTCGCGATCGGCAAGCTTGCCATCGTTGACGACGCGCTGAAGGTGATCACGGACTTTGCCGACGATGTTGACTGCCAAGAACAGCTTTTCCCGGCCTGCCACGTTATCAATGGTCGTCGCTCGCCATGCTGCCAGATAGGATTGCTCGAGCTCGGCAAACGCGCCTTTCAGAATCTCATCGTCCAGCAACGACGCAGCTTGGCGCCCGCGCGCAATGGTGATCTCTCGGCCCTCAGCCATCGGTCATATCCTTGGCCTGTTCCTGAGCGTTCTCGTGCGCCTGCTGCTGCTGCGCCATCGAGGTATCGTGCTTGTGGGCGTGCGCTACGATGCCCGCGACCTGGCCGGCAAGCTTGGTGCGGTGCAGTTCGTTAACGTGCGCAGCCTTCTGTTCAGCCTCAACGGTCTTCAGATGGGCGTTGATGATCGCAATCTTGGCATCCAGATCGGCCTTGATTTTGGCCGTCTCGATCTCCGCCTGTGCCTTGATCTGCTGGTGAAGGGCGTCGTTTTGCGCCTTCTGCTGCTCGATCTGGGCTTTCTGCGCTGCGGTCTGCTGGTCAGCCTGCGCCTTGGCCTGGATGGCCTGTGTCTTCGGGTCAGGCTGCGGAGGCGGTGCCGGATGAAGAAGCTGGCCCGTCTGCGGGTCCTTGGCCGTTGGATCATTAAAGAACTTATCGGGATTCTTGTGACCCATGATCCGCGTTAACTCGGCCGCGGTGTTGTAGAGTTCACGATCGCCGACCAGATTGACCTTGCCGGCTGCGACCATCTCTTTCTGCACGTTCGCGATCGCCATGGTCTGGGCGAACTGCTGCGCCTTCCCGCCCGAGCCAAGGCCGACGTTGATCGTCATGTCGTCGCGGGTTTTCCAGTTGCGGGGATCGACGCTGACCCACTGGTTCCGTAGCCTGACGGTCTGCTGCTGCTCCTGGCCGTGCTTGCGGATCGTGGCGTGGAGGAGCGAGAAGATATCCCGCACCCCCTCCGCCATGATGCGGGCGATCAGCTTGACCCGCATTTGCGAGGCTGAGAACACCTGCGCCACTGCGGTCGCAGATTGGTTCTGCAGCGCGTTCGCGTCAACCCCCTGCCCCTGCTTGGTCAAGCCGGAGCGGGTTTCGAGTTCTGAATCGAGGTATTGGAGCATCGGATAGATGCTGCCGGTGATGTCGGGGACGGTCTGCCAGTTCAAGCCGCCAGGCGTTTTGGTGCGCACCACGCCACCCGGGCGTGAGACGAGCAAGTCATCCAGCGTATTGGCCCCTGCGTTGGACTCAGCGACTTCCACACGCGGATTGGTGGTCAGGTAGATGTTATCCAGAGCACCACGCTTAAGAGCCGTCTTTTCGCGTTGCAGCGGCATCACCAGCTCGGCGATCGACCGCCCGAAAAACCGATGCGTCATCGGTACCGGCGTGGTCGCAGCGAACGGGATCGCGTCGAACGGCGTGATGCAGTCCTTGCCGTCCTTGCGCAGTATTTCGCCCTGCTCGCCTCCGGTAATGACCTGGTACAGGCAGGGCCGGTTCTTGCCTTCATAGTCCATCCGAACGTAATGCTCGGTGATCTTGACCGGCTTGGCCGCGGCATTCAGCCCGTCGCCTCCGAACATATGCTCTTGCAGCGTGTCGCGGGCGTTGGTCTCGAGGTCCGTCAGGCCGGTATAGGGCTGGAGCGCTTTGATCTGCTCTGCGTCATAGCCCTCAGCGATCAACTGCGCTTCTGTCTTGGTCACGACATCATGGAAGCAGTAATTGCAGTCTTGGATCGATCGGGCGCCACGCTCAACGCCAAATTCCTCTGGCGGAACTCCCATAACCTTAGCTTGGGCGAGCTTCTTGGTCGAGACAATGGTGACGTCATGCATGCGCGGCGGCTGGGGTGCCATCGGCTGGGCCTGCTGGGCCAATGCGGGGACCGGAGGAGCCATCAGCCAATATCCATGTCATCGATCCCGCCGGGATACATCGGAGTGCCCTCTTTCGCATGTGCAAGCAGCCGTTGCTTGTGGCGCTCCGTCCTGCGGCGCTTGTATTCCTCGCGCTCGGCTCGATAGGCGGCAATGCTCACGATCTCGGCTTCGTCGGCCATCAGTAAGCGTCCCCGTCCTTGATCGGCTCGCCGTCGCCCATGTGGACCGTATGTTCCACGATCTCCATCTGACCGTCAGATTCGGCTACGGCTTGGGCGACCAGCGCGAACTGGTCCTCAGACAGATCGTAATAGGTCTCGCGCTGTTCCTCCTCGCGCTCATCCCACCACACCTTGACGATCCCGTTCTTGGACAACAGAGCATCCTTGATAAAGCCGTAAAGCACCATGAAGCCGGGATTGCGCTGCATGAAGACATGGTTGACGTAATCCGTCTCTTGCTGCGCTGCTTCCTCGTCCTCGGGGCCGACAGGTTCAAATCGGACAACCTCGTCAGATCCAGCGAAGATGTCCATCAAGGTGGGCATCAGCCCTTCGATGGTGTCAGAAACATCCGTTGAGACCGCTCGCGATCGTCCGTCCTGCGCCGGCATGTCCTTGCGCATGTTGCCGAGATAGTAATCCATCGCATCGGCGCGTTCTTCTGCAAGCCGAGCGGCAGACATGGCCGCAAGCGCACTGGTCCTCTCAGAGGCCAGCATTGCCTTCAGGGTGGAATTGTCCATTTTCTTCGCCATGGCGTGCTTTTGTCAGGCCAAAGCGGTTATTCGGGTGTTCCCTACCGCCATCCACTATTTCCGTAGTTGATTTGGCGGTTGAAATTCGCCGTCGATCGCGGCGGTTCGTAGCAGCACGCACCGAGCCCGAAGCTGTCCGCCGCGTGGCTCGACCAATCATGCTCTGGACCAAGCCCGATATTCCGCTCAGGATCGCGCTTCTCGTGGTAAAATCCGAGCGCGTCCCGGCCAGCCTCCGTCTTGTCCTCATCGAACACGAATTTGGGCGACAGACGCCGCACAGCCTCGATCCTGATCGAGGCAGCTCCCGGTCCCTGGTTCTTGATCGAGGGCTCGACGTTAAATCCAGCCTCGCGCCAATGGTCCTCGTACCGCTTGCCGACAAAGCCATCCGGCCGGGCTCCGTCGTGAGGTAGGTAATTGATCGTGCTCTCATACCCGTTTTGTCGCATCCAGTTGACGTGATGCGCCATGACCTGGCCGACCGACTCGTAATAGTCGAGCACCTTGATCTCGTCACCTACCCACTGCTCGATCCAAATGGTGTAAGCATCTGCATTGGCGCTGGCCCCACCTAGGTCATGGAAGGCCCGGAGCGGCAGTAGCGGGTCAGCGCTGAGTCCCTTGACGATCCTCCCCTGCTGCCTCGCCAGCGCCAACATGCCGGCGAAATACGCGCCCTCGAATGCCTTGGCGTAGCCGCCCTCCCAGATATGGTCATACCGTTCTGGATAAAGCTTTAGGTCAAGCTGCCGCTCAGCCTCACCTTCAGCGTTGAACCATGGATTGTCCCGCCAGTTTGCTTTGACGACAATGGAGCCATCCGGTTTGAGGCCGCGCAGGAACTCATCGATCGCATCAGCCTTACGGCGCGGGTTCCAGCTCGCCCATATTTCTGATCCGGCCGCGCGGATTGTAGGCCGGAGCAATGACAGAGACCGCGCCGACAGCGTTTGAGCTTCATCGACCCATGCGATCCTGAACCCTTCTAGGGACTTGATCGATTCTGCAGTGTGGTCAGCCATGCCGTTGAAAATAACGACGCCATCGCCAGGCGTTTCGATACGATCTCGCCATATCTTGAACCCGTCGGCTTCTCCAAGGCCAAGGTCGGCCATCTTCTTCTCGACAAGGCGCTTGGACGAGTCAGTAAGCGTCTTCTGCACCTCCCGGATGCAAACCGCCAGCATCCCGACACCAGCATTGTCCCCAGGCGACACCACGCACTGCTCAACAAGCATTTCGCCAAAGAAATGCGATTTGCCTGACCATCTTCCGCCCCACGCGCCCTTGTACCGTGCCGGCGCGAGCAGAGGCACGAACACATCAGCCGTTTTGATCTTGAGGGTTGTCACTTTGATACGCAGAATGGCCGCAGTTTATCGCCGATCTTCCATTCCGCGGCGGTCTTCAACACTTCTGCTTTGGCAGCCTCGCAGCTATTTTGCGACACGAATTCAACCGACACAACAGAGGCTCCATCGACATAGCCGCCCATCCAAGTGAGTATGATCAAGACATACATCGCAAACCTTCCAAAGGTTACTTTTTGCGCCGAAAGATCGCGTCGAGAATGACGGCAAGCAATGCCAAGGGGCTGTAGAGGCCGATCATGTCTCGCCCTTCGCAATCATTGCCAGATACCTGATCCTGTGCTTTTCCCGCACGGAAACCCAATTCGGCGTAGGGCGCTTGGCGGGAGACATCGATGCGCAAGCGGCCTTAATCATGCTCGGCGTTGGCTCGCGCGGCACTATGACATAGCCGGCCGGTACAACTATCCGAGCCAATAGCAAACGAAAATACGCGAACGTCATCGCACACCCACTGCAATCGGTCGCCTTGCTGAGAAAGCGTTTCCTGTCGTTTCCACAATCGCACGATCTGAGGTTCCCAAAGACCAGCGGCCATGATTGCCGATGATGTCCACCCCGAACGGAGCGAGGGTCCTGCGCATGCGGTGGATCTGCAGCCGAGCTGCCCCGTAGCCGTTCACGATGTCCTGAAGGTTTACCGCGGTCACTGCCGGCCGCTCCATCATTAGCGCCAGGATGCGCGCTTGCTTGGGCTGCAAACCGAACGCAATGCGATACCGCTCAACGATCTCCTCATGCGTCGGACCCTCAACCGCTCGCTTGATCGCTGCCTTCGCGTCTCTGGAAATCCGCCAGCCCAACGCCCGCACAGTTTCGACCTCGATCGAGTGAACCTTCAGCGATGCACGGAGTTTGAAAAGCCGTTGATCCATGATCTTGTCGTTCGGCCATTCGTGCTCCGCTTCATCTCCGTAAAGCACAGTATAGAGCCCATCCCGTGTCACCAGATCGCGCCGGTACAGCAGTCCCAGCATTATGGCATGGTCTTTTTCCGCCAAGCCAAAGGCCGCCATGAGCCGAGCCGAGAGGTCGTCATCCGCCCCGATCACTTCCAACAACTGCTGTACGCGGTCCTGGAGGCGCTGGAGGTCCATTAGCTCCTACCTACGACGCGTCGAAGCTTAGATTCCAAGCTACCCATGGCGGCTATCGCTCCAGTACGGGCATTTGACATGAAGCGGTCAGTGTCATCGCCGGCTTGTGCCGTCGTCAGCTCTGACGCCGCGCTTTGCAAAGCAGAAATGCAAAGCATGATCTCAAACTCCGTAAGAGCGATAGGAATTTGCTTTTCACTCGCCGCAGTTGACATTAGATTTTCCCCGAGAATGCAATCGCGACCGCGGTCATGCCTAGTGCGACAGCCAAAACACAAACCAAAAGCCCTGCGTAAGGGTCGCGCTGAAACAGCGATGCTCCAGAACAGACCAGCGAAAGAACGATCAGAATCCAGACTAAGCCCATTCCCTTATTCCCCGTCCGGCTTCACCACCACACGCTCGATCCGGCTGATGATCTTCACCCCAGGATCATCCTCATCGCCCCCGATGATCGCTTGTGCAGGCTTGCCGTCCAGACGATCTCCGATCTCTCTAGCTGCTGCGGTTTCTTCACCGGCTCTGATCAGCAATTGCCTTGCGATGTACCGAAGCGATCCCGGCTTTGCTGGGCTGGCTTCCCCACTCTCAGCAAGGATTGACTCCATTCGGATTGCGTCCCGAAATGGTTTGTCCTTGTTTTGTGATCCTGCCGGTCTGCCAGCCATATTAAATTACTCAAGTTGTTGGGTTTTCAGGCTTGAAGCCGGCTATTTGCCGAGCTTCTTGTTCGCCGCGGCCCGGATTTTTGCGGCCTGATCGAGCGTCAGGGATTTGGCCTTCGGTAGATCCTGGAGCGCAGCGCGGGCGTGGCCGCGGTCAGGAATTGGAAACGAGCGGTTCGGTCCCTTGAAGTCTTTCGCGGGGAGGTTCTTCCGGTCCTTCGATGTCAAGCGAGACATGGTTTTCCCCTCAGAGCTTTGAACTGATTTGGTTCGCGATACTGAGGCATACTTTCAGAACGTTCTCCGTTTGCGACAAAAGGCCATTCAGGTGCCCAGGAATAGGGGCTGATACCTTCTCACCGGTGGCTTGTGGAAGTGGTGAGACACGATCCTGAATTGTTGAAAGAAGGTTCGCTAGCTCTGCCATGCCGGTAAGAATGCCATCGGCACGCTCAGTGATCCGCAGCTCTCGCGGCCCGGATGCCCCGCCCGTCATCGTCTCGTAGGCGTTCGCGGACTGGGCTTTTGCTTGCAAGTTGCTGTAACTATCCATAGTCATTCTCCCTTCAGGAAGTTGAAATACGCTTTTGCTCGTTCGACGATTTCGGTCGGCGTGGCGTGAGGTGATCCCTCACAGGCCAGGCGGAGGGCTTCGAAGCGCTTCTCGTCGGTAACCTTGGGCTCGCTGTCGAGATGCGCGGCGAGTTGTCCGGTGGTCGCTGGCGGCGATTGCCACGGGCTGAATGCGACATCCATCACGCTTCTCCCGTCAAATTGTTGCTGATCTGCCCGAGCTCTGCGCGGACCGCATCAGCTTCGTCCTTAATCGATTGCGCCATGCTGCCGGTTACATGCTTGACCGAGGCGGTCGCATCACTGAGTTCGCCAACCGCGCTCTTGACCAGCGCCGCTCCGTCCTCTTTCGCCTGAGACAGCCCTGCCCTCGCCTCATCCAGAATGGCCTTCAGGCTTGCAGCGAAGCTTCCTGGTGCGGGCGCGGTCATGCTGGGTGCCTTTGGCTGCTCTGGTTGCGTGAGAGGCGGCAGGAGGGCCGCTGAAGGGCTTTCCGCAGGGACGATCTCAGCCACCGTGAGATTGCTCGCCAGCGCCGCCCGGATCGTCCCCTCGACCTCTGCATCATCTGCGCTCATCGGGACCCCGATCAGTTTCCCGTTGATGCCGAATAGCTGCCGGCCCATGACAACTTGCATCGTCATGGTCTCTGATCCCGGAATATCCCGGAGTCGGCTACGGATGTCGTCGATGGACACTGATTTCCCCTGCGGCGCGCATTGTCTGCTGATTTGGTCGCGATCTCAACTAACAGCGGAACTTTTGTGTGTATTACTTACCTTGATTTGCGCAAAATCGTTTCGACAAGCTCCGACGATGGACGGAACCTGGGTTTCTCAGCCTGCCTATCGCCGAGCCCTTCGCCTGTATCCTTGGAGACAGTAGTAGTTATATTCTTATGTGAGTGTGAGTGGTCGAGCTCGGCTTGAGCAAAACTGGAGCAATTGCTTGCCGTTTGCTTCGTCTTTGCTTCAAGCAATTGCTTAGCAATTGGTTGGCTATTGCTTGATCTGATGGACGCATCCTCAAGACGCATCCTGCTCATCGCAGAGCGAATGCCACCTTTGAACCCGGCCTCGGCCCGACGCGCCGAAACCTTCTCCATTTTGGCGAGTTCGCCATCAATTCGCTTATGTCGCCAGCCATCGTAAAAGAAGGCTTGAAGCGTTTCTTTAGAGTCGAGCCAAAGCCTCAGCGGCAGCTTCGCTATCGCCGCGAGCTGCTTATCGTCATCAGGCAGATCGCCTTTGCGCCAATAGTGCATCATCAGGAGAAGATAGGCGCCGTGCTGTGTCGTGCTCAGATGCCCGGTGTCGCCCAGGTAATCTCCGACATAGAGGGGCATCCAGGCGCGCTTGCTCACGCATCCATCCCTAAGGCGTGGAGATACGTTTCGAGCAGCGCCGACTCCTCAGCACGCGCGTCAGGGTCTTTCTTTCTGATGGCGATGATTTTTCGGAGCGTTTTCGGGCAATAGCCGTTGCCCTTGCTCTCGGCGTAGATATCCTTGATATCAGATCCGATTGCTGCCTTGTCGTCTTCAAGGCGCTCGATCCGTTCTACGATCGACTTGAGTTGTTCGTTGCTATTGCTGCCGGCTTGTGGTGTCGCGCTCATGCGCTCGTTCCTTTAAATTGAAGGTGTGGTGGCCTGGTCGTTAGGTGAAACTTCTGGCAGTATGTGCAATAATACGGGTGCTGCTCGACGCCGTATTTCTTGGTCACTTCTTTGGCTTTGCGCTCTGCTTTCTCAAGCGTAGCGATCGGCATCTTTGAGAGACACCCGCGCCCCCATTTATGGATCGACTTTTCGAAGCTCCCCCGCATCCGATTTCGCCCTTCCCGCTCGAATTTCCGCCCTCAGGCGCCTCAATTGAATGTTGACCATTTCGCTTTCAAGCTTGGTTCTGCGCTTTGACCTCGGCTTAGATCGCCGCAGCAATCGCCAACACGCGTCAACCTTCGCTTCCAACTGCTTCATTGGTACCGCCCCGATTGCTCCTGACCACAACCGCAGATTTCTGCGTTTCCCAGCCTAGGATTGAAGATGACCACTTTGTTTGAATGGCGCGGTATTCCTTAGCGCCAACGATTACGAGCTTAATGTGAGGGTGGTATTTTCTCATGCGGCGCCACTTCGTTCGGTCTTTTGCTACCTCCCAACCTTTAATCTCAACGTATTCCGGCTTCTCGTCGCCTCGATAGTAGATTTTAAAGTCTGGCTTGTAGCTCACGGCACCACGTCGCACTCCATCAAACCAGAATGTTTCCGGTTCGAACTCCCACCGCTCAACGACTTTGAACTTCATCAGCATATTGAGATAGCGCGCATAGTTTGCTTCCCATGATGACCGGAAGTAGACACCTCCGAGATCATCACGATGACCACCTTTGGTGCGGGTGTAGTTCGTTGATGCTGGACGATTTGCCTGCATTATTCGCATTCTCTGCGATAACTTGGCGAGGTTTTCCGGTGACATTGGTCCCGTGCCGAATGTTTTCCATGTAGCCCAGTTTAGTCTCGACCTGACCCTGCACGCGGCAACCGTTTCAGGGGTATGTTTTTTCCCTGCCATCCCACGGGGATGCGGCTTGTCGTGCCACTTAGGAGACCGATGCTTAACAAGCCTTTCTGTACTCATCGGCCTGCTTCGATTGCTCAAGCCAAGGCGCCGAGCTGTGCGGCATATATTTTGCCGCGACTTTCCGATCTCAGATGCGAGAACTCCTAAATCAAAATCACTCTCTGGCGTTTCGATATAGTAAGATTTGATGCGCTCGATCTCGTCATTCGTGAATTCTGGAAGTCGTGGCTGTAAAATTCCAGCGCGACGAAGCCGTTTGTGGACCGTCTGACCAGCGATCCCATGGAGAGCCCCGACTTTCCATATATTGCCGAGCCGTGCATAATCTTCGGCGAGCGCATCGATGTCAGGGCGACAGTTATCCGCGCGTCTCGTCGTCGATGCTGCTATCTGCATTCGTTTCCCCCGGTGCTGGCACTTCAGCGAAAAACTCAACGCACGCGAGACGCTCTTGAGCCGCCATCTGATCAGCTAGTTCCTTGCTCTCATAGATGTGGCCGCATGACCCGGCGAAGGGTCGGTAGACGTTCGCAAATAGAGTGACTTTCATCTCCTCATCTCCGGAACTGCTACGTTGTTTCGATGTTGTGACAGGCACGTCCTGTTGACCCGTGATTGCCTCGATGAGCTGGGCCACCTCGAATGCTAGGTTCTCGTCCTTCAGCAAAAGCCGCTCGACCTTACGCACAGCGTGCAGCACGGTGGTGTGATCCCGGCCGCCGAAGCGCCGGCCAATGTCAGGAAACGAGCGGTTTGACAGATGCTTCGCCAAATACATCGCGACATGGCGCGGATAGACAACCACATCGAGCCGGCGCCTTGACTGAAGGTCGAGCTTGCTGACGCCGTAGTATTTGCAGACGGCATCCTGCACGTCCGCAACCCGATAGCTCAGCGGTGGGTGATATTGCTCGAGGTCGGGGATCACGGGCCAGATCATCGGCGGCCGGAATGTCCTTGGTGGATCGGGCTCCGCAGGAAGCGCTTCTGGCTTGACGGCCTTTACAGGCGGTCTGGCGGTCTTCGTAACTGCCCTCGCCGCGGCGAGTTCGGCCGCCTTGCGGGCGATCGACTGGCGGAACGCGCGATGCCGATCTAGTGCTGTCTGCTGCGTTGGGGTTAGATCTGGCGTCATGCAACGATCTCCGGGCACCCATAAGCCTTCCAGAGCAATTGCCCGACGCTCTCGACCCCCAAGCGTCGGTAGATCGAATACTTGTGATCCTCCACGGTGCGCGAGCTGATCGACAGCACCGGGCCTATTTCCTTGTTTGAACGGCCGCTCATCAGGAGCGCGCACACTTCGCGCTCCCGTCGTGTGAGTCCTGGGAAAACATCAGCGATATTGATTGTCATGGTTGCCCCCTAATTGCCCTCACTAACCAAAGTCTTAGCCGCGCGAACAGCACGGTTATCAGGCCCGGTGATTTCTTCCGTCCTTGCGATTTCATTTTCCAGCTTTCGCATTTGCCGCTCAGATTCCGCGCGATAAGCCGCCCTGATGGCCTCGTAGACCGAGACACTAATTATCCTCAGCCGCTCCCGGCGATATCTGAGAGACCAGAGGAATCCGTAATCGATGCTGTACTCACGCGCGACGGAACGCATTGCATTCTCGGTGTCTCCGGGCCCTCGCGCCTTCATGCGCGTCAGGTCTTTCGACCACATCGCAGCCTGATCCAAATACGCGGCGTCAGACATTGCAGAATCCTTTTTCACCTTTGCAAATCCTTCCATGGCTAATTGCACGCACCATGAAGAAGGCAGTTGAACCAGCTAACGACGATGAACCATTCGTCAGCATCGGCCTGCACGCCTTGCTGATATTGAATAAGCTCCAGAACTCCTCCCGGCTGTCACGAGCCGAAGTGAAACCCGAAATCGATCATGCTCTCCAAGAGGTAGAACAAAAGGATCAGCAGACCGAAGAACGCAGACACGAAGCCGCACGCCACGCGCTCGCATAAGCGCATGTCGGTTTCGACGTGAAGAATTTCAGGATCGCGCGAGCCCCAACGCGCGTGAGAGCCGGGAGAACGGGTAGCGCCCCCGCCGTCGTTCTCCCGGCTCGAATAGTTCGGCGCCGCGCTCAACGCAGCATGACGGAGCGCAGCGCCGGCTCCCGCGACCCAGGATGGAAGATCGGGGAGGATCATGTTCTTTCTTCCCAAAGAAGCGGCATATGGGAACGCTCCCTCGCGGGAGTTCTGAAGTCCTCATCGTAATTGCTCGATGATCCGCCTTCCGAAGATTTATCAGTCGCCTTCCGGCGCCACGCACTCTTGTCGACAGACTTGCCAATCTTCGTGCGCGTTTCTTCGGTCTGACGGTGGGTCATGCCGCGCTCTCCTTCGGCTTCATACCGAATAGCGAGTCAGGCGCGGTCATCCCTCGATCCCTCAGGGCTCCCGTGATGATCGGATACATTTTCCATGGGAAGGAGCTGGAGCGCCAAACGTAAATCGCCTTCGTCTTGGCGCCCGTAAGCTCCGAAATGCCGGGGATGCCCCCCAGCGCGTCAATGACGTCTTTCGTGGTGTGAAGCTCGGTCATGCGAGCCAATATCGCCCAAGAAATTTGGAAGCGCAAGGTCCCAAAGACTTTCTTGGCGAAATAATTTTGAACAGGGCAATTTGGCGGGCATGGATGAATGGCGACCCGACTCCGACAAGGCTATCGCTTGGCGCTTGAAGTGCCTGCGCTATCTCGTGGCTGGCGGGAACCAAAGCGCATTTGCCGCCCAGCTCGGGATCGATGTCAAACGATGGAACAACTTTGAAAGGGGAATACCCCTCTCAAAGGAGGTCGCGTTTATGATCGTCAAGAAATGGCCTGATCTAAGCCTAGATTGGCTCTGGCGTGGGCTCGATGATCATCTGACCGTCAAGCGTCAGCGAGAACTGGCCGAGGCCGGGAACGCTTTGATCTCGGCAGATCGCTCGACGGCTACCAAGGCTGGCTGAGGCTCCATCAGGAAGTTGAGCACCAGGCTGCGAGCCAATTCTAGCACCGCAATTGCGTCATCGGGGTCTTCCGGCAGCTGAGCCGCGATTTGAACGGCGTGACGCCGTTTCCAGCCTGCATCCTGCATTCCCAGCCCCCTTCGCCACACTACGTAGGCACCAGCCCGCCAGTTATGTTCTATTTTCGTTCTATATTATGTTCTGATTTTCAGCAAGCCTCATTTTAAAAGTGTCATATGTTAGTCCACAACCTAACATTAGTACGGCTCACTATTTCGTTCCCGTGGTTATACGGGCTTCCAAATTTATTCGAAAATAGTTGTTGCGTTTCCAAATTTCTTCGCCATACTCCTCTCCATCGAACGCAGCCGCCTGGCTGCAGATGGAGACGGGGCAATGACCACCATCGACAAAACAGCTTACGTCTGGCGCGGGTCGTCTTTGATCGCCGTACATGAGATCGGTCCCTATGCCGTGATCGAGTACTGGTCTCATCAGGCAGACAACGTGCCCGATAAGAGACGCGAGCGGTTGTTTGGCACCTACATCGATGGCCTCTCCACTCATTATAGCTACGCCTCGTTAGACGAGGCTTTGGCTGGCTGTATCGCACAGCGCCATGAAGGCCCGAATACGCGAGCTGACCTCTACTTCATTCGCTCGATGAGCGCTTGCGCTGAAGTTGAGCGCGAAGAAGCCGCGGCTTAAGGGAGATTGGGCAATGCCAAACGTTCGCAGCTTTCCTTATTTCGTTGTGATGCAGGACCTCGGCGGCCGGCTTGGCATGGAAGCCGTGGTTCAGCCCGAGATGACCCGAACTCAGATCGTCGAGATGATCAAGTCCGGGGAGCTGAAAAACATCGTCTTCATCCATCGGATCGAAGACGGCTTCGTCGACGACATGACGACCGAAATGCTCGACCTCGCAGAAGGCGAACTGAAGGCGGAGGCCATGAACAAGGCCGACCGCATCGCCTATCGCCACGATCATGAACGCGAGCTTGCGAAGGTGACGGCATGATCCGCGACCTCACCGAGATTGCGGCTCTCCTGTTCTCCGGCTGGGCCATTTACTTCCTCGCAAACCTTATCATGGGAGCGGCGTGATGCAGCCGCGTGACGAAGCCCTTCTGGCCTATTGGCAGAAGCGCCGGCAGGAAAACGAGCCGGTGAACGAGAACGACCTCGCGGACTACGAGCGCGAGTTGGATGCAGTCCGCCGGGAGATGGCGCCGATCAAAGCATGCATTGAGAGGATCAGATGAGCGATACAATCGAACTTCCTCCCGAGAACGTCAGAGAGCTTCGCCCGATGCCTTTGAGCGATTGGGATCAGAAGGTCGCCCCTCACCTTCAGTTCATCATTTCTGGTGCGCAGATGGCTGCTCGGCATGCTCGAGCACTCCCGGTTCGCCCCGGCTTCCAGTCCTATGCCGAAGACGAATTAGCCGCCTGTCGGAAGGTTCTGGCGCATGCGCTCGAGGAGATCGTGCGAGCCCAGGCCGCGTATCAGAGCAAGCCGGTGGATGCATGAACATTACGCCGTGCGAAGACTGTGACAACGTTCACGAGCAATCGCGAAAGCAGTCTCCGCGGCAGTGGCTTTGCGTCAAGTTTCCGCGCCTTGAGAATTTGAACGCGGTGGCTCCGCGGCAGTGGGTCCACGCAGAGCCTTATAATCGCTGCGCCTCGATCAACCTCGGGCATTGCCCGTGCTTCGTGAAGAGACGCGATGGGCAGACGGAGAATGGACTGTGATTGACGTTAGCAAGCTCAACGCGCCGTTTGATCCTGCAAAAGTGTCTTGGCGGATCGGCAGCACTACAGCGGACAAGAAGCGCGGCATGGCCCTGGCCTATATCGACGCCAGGGACGTAATGGAGCGTCTTGACGAGGTGTGTGGCGTTGCTGGCTGGCAGTGCGCCTATCCCCATGCGGAAGGCAAGAAAACCATTTGCTCGATCGGCATCAAGATCGGCGAAGAGTGGATATGGAAGGCCGACGGTGCCGGAGATAGCGACGTAGAGGCCGAAAAGGGCGCGCTTAGCGATGCGTTCAAGCGCGCTGCGGTTAAGTGGGGCATCGGTCGTTACCTGTACGATGTTGACTCTCCATGGGTGGAGATCGAAGCGGCCGGCCGATCATTCCGGATCGCGGATAAGGAATACGCGCGGCTCGCGAAGGTACTTGGTGGGGCGAAGCCGCAGCCAGCGCCGCATGAGCCGTCCGATGCAAAAGCAACATACATTGCTGATTGTAAGGCCAAGCTCGCATCGTTCCCAGATGCCGACCCGCGTATTCGCGCGTGGTGGGAAGCTGAGAAGCAGGCCCGCCGAGACTTCGATTTGAGCGCCACTGAAGTTGACCAGCTCAAGGCGCTCGTTATCGCCAAACTTCCAAAGCAGGAGAAAGCAGCGTGACCGGCCCCCTCGCCTTCCGAGCTACATTCTCCGACCTCAAGAACATCAAGACGCGCCAATGCGTGCAATTGATCTTCGAAATTCCTTTGGCTGACTTCGATGCGGCATATGAAGTGCTCGGCGGCATGCCGAACCCTGCCGCTGAGCGTTGGTTCGCAATCGCCGCTATCAACTCGCAGCAGGAGTCCAAGCCTGCTTCCGAGCGCCCCCAGCCCGTTGAGGACAAGCCGCAGGCTGGGGGCAAACGGGACTGGCGCGATCTGCCCCCGGCTCAGCAGGCCGCGCTCCGGTGCAATAACGCTGCGTTCATGGCCTTTCTGAAAGAAGAAAGGCGCGCTGATTGGCAGGAGGCAGGCTCCGATCCTGCGGACTGCGTTCGTCTCATATGCGGTGTCTCGTCGAGAAGCTTGCTCAATACCGAGCAACGCGCCCGCGTGATCTGGAAGCAGCTAGACGATCAGTTTCAAGCCTGGGAGCGCGTAGGAGCATGAGAGCGCAACGCATCGTCAGACCAGACACCGCCTTCTCCGTCGCCTCGACCAAACAGCGCCGGCCGCGAGAGAAGAACGATAAGCATCTCCAGTTCATTCGCGGGCTGTTCTGTTGCATCTGCGGCGCCCCTGGACCTGATCCAGCTCATATCAGGTCGGCAAGCGCTGTCTATGGCAAGCGCCAGACCGGAGGGGCGGAACGCCCGTCAGATAAGTTCACCGTCCCGCTCTGCCGAGCGCACCACGAGCAACAGCACAGCATGAACGAGCTGAAGTTTTGGGCCATGCACAGGATGGACCCGTTCGGGCTTGCACTCGCTCTCTACGCTGCCACGGGCGACGACGAGATAGCCGAAGGAATACTGAACGCGAACCGGCCGAAGGGCTGAGTTTCGTTCTCGCAAGGGGAAAGCCGATGAATGAATTAGCTATCGCATTAATCAATTTCGTCCGCGCTGAGATCGACGATAGCAATCTCGGAGAGATGGCTAAGCGGGTAGAGCCGATTGAAAGCGCCGTTCGCAAACTGATCCGGGAAGAACTCGTTGCTACGGGCCTTCTCGTCGAGCGCGATGCGCTTGATTGATTGTCATGGAAGCGGAGCTTCAACATGAGCAGTACGGTTAAGATTCTGCGAGATGCGCGGGCGCTGATTGAAGATCCCGCTCGGTGGACCACAGGCCGGTACGCCAGAGATCAAGATGACTACGCCGTCCCTACGGACTCCAGCGATGCGTGCAAGTTCTGCGCTATAGGCGCTATCAGTCGCGTCGCCGACCTGAGCCCGCGGGAGGCGGAGGACGCACTAGAGATGGTCTTAAGGCGGCAGCTTGCGAAGGACGCGTGGATCAGCCAGTTCAACGACGCAAACCCGCATGCCGAGGTCTTGGCGTTGTTTGATCGGGCTATCGCTGCCGAGGAGGCAGCCCTCGCCGGCGGCCAGGGGGAAGGAAGATGAACGAACAGCACACACCGTCCCCATGGTCGATCTACGACGATAGCGACCCGCTCAATATCAAGATCAAGGGAACAAGGCCTGACATTGGCGGAGTTCATATCGCCACGGTACTCGGCGAGGCAAATGCGCGAGCGATCCTCGCCCTGCCCGAGCTGGTGAAGGCGCTGGAGATGATCGCGCGGACAACCTTTTCCGGCAAAGAAAATGACGATTCCTACATCCGCGGAAACAGCGACGCGCATGAATTTTGCGCCCTGGTCGCCCGCGCCGCCCTCGCAAAGGTGAAGCAGCCATGACCGAAGAACTCAAGCCGTGCCCGTTCTGTGGATCTACAGATATTGATGCAGCATTTGCCAAGTGGGGCGATGGCGCAGTGTCACCTGGCTGCATGCAGTGTGGCGCTACCGCTGAGACTACGGAGAAGTGGAACGAGCGACGTGCCGGCGTTCTTGCCCAACAGCTGACATCCAGCGAGATTGCTCAACTGCATCTTCGTGGCGGGTTCGCTGCCCCTCCTGCAGAGCGAGCGCCGTCTAGTGACAGCCCCGTCGCTTGGATAGCTTTTGCTGAAAATGGACACGTCCGCTTTTGGACTGACAACGAGGCCGATTGTCATCGCGCCGAACGCGCACACGGCTTCACGGGCCAACCCTTCACGCTCTCAGACCTTGTTGCTCGCATCTCACTGCTTGTTGCCCGTCCGTCTCCGGCAGCAAGCGACTACAAGGCGACCGCGCTTCAATGGTGCCGTGAGAACATCCGAGATATCGACGACGAGACGAAGCCAGCCAATTGCGAAAAGCCATGTCCGGCCTGCATGGCGATGGTCGCTCCGTCTTCGTCACAGCCTGTGAACTCAAAGATGGAGAATGGTAAGTGAGCGAGATTGCAATTCATCAGTCTCAGCTCGCGCCGGCAGAGAATAAATTTCACAAGGGCAATGGCGACGACGGCAAGCACTACTGGCTGACACCGCCCGCCTTGCTTGCCGAACTGGAGGCCGAGTTCGGTGGCCCATTCTTCGATCCCTGCCCTTTTCCGCTTCCGGAAAGCTTCGACGGCCTCACTTGCGAGTGGGGCGCGAAGAACTACGTCAATCCGCCGTTCGGATCCATCATGCACCAGGGCAAGAAGAAAGGTCCGACCGCATGGGTACGCAAGGCGATCGAGGAGTGGCGCAAGGGCAAGCTCGTCATCCTGGTCTATCCGATCGATAAGTGGGTGCTGATGTTGCTCAAGGTGATTTTGGGAGAGCACGGCCACGTCAGGAATCTCGGCGACGTACGCTGGCTCGCCACCGAGGACGGATCCGAGGGCAAAGGCACGGGCCGCCACATCGCTTGCTTTATCCTCTCTCCGCATGAACTTCAACAAGGAAACGAACAATGATTGAGATTCCTGCCTCCGATACGAACTTTGAAGATGTCACGATTACTCGCGTCGAGAAGCACAGCGATGGTGGCTACACCATATGCGTCGACGCGTGCTGTTTCGGTGGAGTCCCGGCTGATACTCCGGTCATCCCCGAGCCCGGCATGACGGCGCGCTATTATGGCGGCGCTGGCCCTGGCTGCGAGGTATTCGGCCTTTGTCTGAACGGAACGCCGGTTTTCTACAAAACGCAGGAACAGCGAGACGCTGAACGCGCTGCGTGGCTCGCCGACTACGAGGAGCGCAAACGGCTCACTGCGCTGGAATCAAAGCTCCCAGAGACGCAAATCGCCGGGTTCGAATGGACTGACGACATGGACGAGATTAGCGGCTTTGGTGGCGGCTACGAGCGCACCTGTCGCGCGATGGTGTCTGCCGGCTGCAACTGGCTGTCGGAGCATCCCGAAGCCGATCCGCAATTCCATGGTTTCAAGGGCATCTACGGCATTATCGCCGAGGACAATGACGACGCCAAGGCGCTCAGTAAGGTCGTTCTTGATGCCTCTGGCGGCGACTGCACTGGCGCCATGCACCAAGCATCCATCGGACACATTCTCGCGTGGCGGCGTCTCGGCTCTTGGCTCGCCTATCAGCGCGAGATGCGCGCGCCGCGCAATGCCGCTTGATGTTGGTCTTTCACGAGGAAAGCAAATGAGA